ACCTGTAGTTATAAATAAAATAGTAACCATTCCATGATTTGCTAAAACTCTAGTCCCAGTAGTTCCATCAGCAGCATTAACCAACGTCACACTACTTTCTAAAATATTAGAATTTGCTCCAGTTCTGTTAATAATAGTAATAGCATCACCAATAGCAAAATTATTAGCAACAGTTACATTAGAAGTTCCACCGTTTAGTAAAACATGCTTTCCAGCGTCTGAGGCTACAAGTGTGTAATGAGTATTTTCTTGATTTTGAGGTATAGAACGCAGGTTGCCTTTGCTGTCTGATACCGTTCCAGCAAACGTGGCGTTTTGGGAGGCATTAATAGTTAATGCTGTTGTTAGACCTGTTCCTGTTCTCCAAACAAAATAACCAGAATCAAATTGCATTAATGCACCAGCATTATTAGCGACGTAATTCTGTTTAAATATTGTTGAAGTATTTCCACTATTACTGTAATTAATATCTAGTCCAATATTACTGGCTGCATTACCACCAACTCTTAAAAGGCCGTTAGATGAACTTGTCGTACAAACTTGTAAGTCGGCTGATGAGTTATTGGATATATTTATACCAACTTTTCCTGAACTATCAATCCGCATCCGTTCTACCAGAGAGGCAGAACCATCAGCAGTCGTCTCAAATGCAAGGCGTCCAGGCATATCACCATCACCAGGTGTTCCATCCACATTTGCTATTACTCTTGCGCATGGAGAATAACCATTGCCATCATCAGCACTAAAAATTAAAGATCCGCAAGTATCATTATTCGAGACAATACCTCCATTACGGGTTTTGGCTAGTGTTATGGCATGACTATTTGTATTAGCTTCATTATTAATAAAGGAAGCACTTGCTCCCTGATAATCACCCATAATCTGCAATGATCCTTGCCCATATCCCCAAACTGTTGTTGAAGTAGTTGTCCCCACCAACAAACGACCACTTGCATCAATCCGCATCCGTTCGGTATCAGAGCCTACATGAAATGCCATGTAGTCATTACCATAAACAGCCGCTTGAATAGATGACTTAACCGAGCCACTAGAATCAAACGCTAGTCTCACAACCTCTGTTCCTGTTGCAGCACTATTACTTAGATATAAAGGTGTGCTTGTTCCATTTGCGGAACTTGAATTTATAAATGCTGTGCCATTAGTTAAATGTAATGTATGACCTGGAGAACTCGTTCCAATACCCACCCGATTATTCGTAGCGTCAACGTGAAGTGTATTTGTATCGACTGTTAAACCACCATCAATTTTTATGCCTTGATTGAAGTCCCAAGTATCTGTAGCATTTGTCCAAGTAATCGTCTTATCTGTCCCACCTTTAAGTGTAATACCACCACCATCAGCTGTTGTATCTGTTGGTGTTGATACCTTACCTAATTCAAGGTTCTTATCATCTATACTGACAGTGGTAGAATTAAGTGTAGTAGTTGTACCATTTACAGTTAAATCACCAGATAGTGTTAGGTTAACTGCAGTAGCTGTACCTGTTAAAGCTGGTGAAGCTAGAGGTGCTTTAGTATCTGCATAAGCTTTAACTGATTGCTGACTAGGAGGTCTAGTAGCACTGTTAGTAGCCATGTTATCTTCATCAATAAGTGATAAAGTTTGGTTATCTACATAAGCTTTAACTGATTGTTGACTTGGTACTTTAGTTGCACTGTTAGATACAAGATCATCCTGATCAAGTAGATCAGAAGATATGGCATAGTTATTAGCACTTGCTGCAATACCATCTAGTTTTGTACCATCAACAGAAAGGTCTCTACCATCAACTGTTTGACTACCAGAGAAGGTTATATTACCTGTAAACTGGTCTCCAGACTTAGACACTAAGTTACCAGTAGCTGTCACACCACCTTGCCAAGCACTACCGTTATATACCTTTAACTCATTACCAGTCGTATCAAAGTAAAGATCACCAACATCTAAGCTAGAGGTAGGTGAAGAACTTGCTACACGATAACGATCTGCAAAGTTATTAACACTAGAGATATTCGTAGCAACTGTTGAAACACTAGCAGCGTTAGTAGCTACTGTATTTATATTTGTATTATTACCTGCAACCGTATTGATATTAGTAGCGTTAGCATTTACAGCTGATATGTTAGAAACATTCGGTGCTACAGCGTTGATGTTAGTTGCGTTACCAGCAACAGAAGTTATGTTTGCATTATTATTTGCTACAGCATTGATATTTGTAGAGTTATTATTTACTGCATTGATATTAGTTTCATTAGCTGCAACAGCATTTATGTTACTGATGTTGCTTGAAACTGTAGTTATAGCAGTCGTACTAGCTGACAACCTATGGAAGTTATATGTGTGAGTAGTACTTGTTGTTTCAAGTATTACACCATAACCAGCTGTAAGTACTGTAGTACCACAACCATTAATAGTTACTGTAACTCCACTACCAGCTCCATCACTAATACTAACTACACCTCCACTTGGAGTACGTGTAGAAGCCATAGCTTTGATACTGATAAGAGTACCAGCTGCATTATTAACATCTGGGTTACTTGTTGGAAAGCTTGTTTCATTAGCTATCGGTACGAAACCACCAACGTCTTCTACTAGGTCTACTATCCTTGCATCAATAGCAGCTGTAGTAGCTATGTAGTTATCACTACCAGACCAAGTATCACCTTGGCTAATTGTCTCACTACTATCTTGTCTAAAATATCTTGTATCTAGTTGACCTGCATTAAGCTCAGCTTCAGTGTAGTATCTGTTATCTAGCTGACCTGCATTAAGTTCAGTCTCTGTATAATACCTGTTATCTAATTGACCAGCATCTAGTTCTGTTTCTGTATAGTACTGGTTATTTAATTGTCCAGCATTTAACTCTGTCTCTGTGTAGTACCTACTATCAAAATGACCACCATCTAAAGTAGTCTTTGTGTAGTAACGAGTATCAAGATCTGTTGATCCTGCTGAGGTTACGTGACCCTGAGCTGTAATCGTAATGTCTTGTAGAACAGTACCATTACTGTTGTTTACTGTTTGGTTAGCACCAGTTACGTTGTGAGCAAATGTAGTGACACCACTTGATGTAGATTTACTGAGGTCTGTACCTGCTGCAACAGCACTATCAACACCTGCTGCATTCTGAGTATCTACATATGTTTTATTTGTAGCATCAGTACCAGCTGTAGGTGTACCAAGGTTAGTTAGCTTGTTATTACCCATACTTAGATTACCCTGCATAGGGCTAGTACCAAGTGAGTTCAAAGCATTGTTATCTACCTCTTGTGCTACATAGAGGATTTGGTCAAAGTCATTATTTAAGTCTTCCGCCTTAATCGCTGAACCAGGATAGAAGGTAGCCTTCTTGTTGTCGTTATCCGTATTCCTGTAAACGATGATAACAGCTCCGTTAGCGGGAGCTGCGTTCATCTGTACAGTTGTAGCGTTGGCGAGGGTAAATGCAGTTGTATCAGTACCGTCAACTTTAACCTTGACATCGGTACTTGCTAAATATGGGAATGTAAATGAAAAAAGAACGGTCGAGCCGTTCCCTGTGTATTGGTTTTGTGTAACAGCCATGTCGCTATAATTTGGAATATGGGTGGTTATTTAACTTTCATCTGTTTTTCAAATTCTTGTACCTTCTGATTTATCTCTTCGTCTCTTTCATAGTTGCCTTGTATTCTAGCTTTATCTCCAAGCTTATTAAGTTTATGAGCTTGATCTAATGCTCTACCTTCAGGGCTATTCTCTAACAACATATTCCAAGCTCTCGTCTTTGCTTGTCTAAGGATTAAATTAAGTTCCTTACCATGCATTGTTTGATGTGCTTGGTGTGTTCTACCACTAGATCTATGCTTCTCCATGGTCTCAATTGATTCCTGTATTTCTGGATGTTCAAAGAATGGTTCTAGTTGAGCTTCTACGTTTTGTTGACCTAAATAGAACTGATATTGAGACTTAAGGTTTGGGTGTCCCTCTAAGCTCTGACCATCAGGACCAGTATTAAATGTTTGTTTGAAGTTTACTCCACTTCTAAACAACCATTCTCTAGTTGGGTTAGTACCTACATTAATATTGAAAGGTAAGATTGCATTGGAAAGCCTAGTTACAGGATCCCAATCCCTTATTTTTTCACCATTTAAAATGTCGTACCTATATGGAATGATCTCCCCGTTAGTTAAAACATCAGCCCAAAGGTTCCTATTACCTATACTTTGCCAGAATCCAGACTCTAACTCTCTCATACCTGGGGATAGAACCTTACCTACCTCATTTCTTAAACCAGATAGAGGTATTTGATTATTGACAAAGTTAGCAGCAACACGTGGAGCATCACCACCTTGACTGGTTAGTAGATCTTGTAATTGCATCAGACCTGCTAGGAATGACTTATTAACTATGTTTGCACTAATTAGATAAGACATTTTACCAAAATGATTACCAGCCCATGTATCACCCATAACTGATTGAGAATCAACTACATCAGCCATGAAACTAAAGAACATATTGAAAGGTTCTATTGCTTCGTAACTAACATACTTACCACCAATCTTGATTGATCTGGGTTGCCATCCAGCTTGCATCCATGAGTTCTTTAGTCGTCTATCTGGAGGACCATTACCTGTGATCTGACCATTAACTGCCATTAATGCAGCCATTGATGTAAAGCCATATCCAATAGCCATACGTCCTTTCATGACTGACTTAGCTAACTCAAGATCACGTTGACTCTTAATTCCATACTTAAGCATTGCAGGGTCATCCCAAGCTTTAGTCATGATGTCAACGTGCTCACCAATAAAGTTATTAAGAATTGGTGTGTACTTAGAAGTCATCTTTAATGCGTTCACACCTGTTCTTGCAAACAGGAAGAACGGTCTAAGGAATGGCATCTTGTCAAATGCTGTATCTAAATCCTTAGCAAACCCTTGTAAGTCTTGTGTAAGCTTTGCTTCATCAGCAGCAAACAATGCCAATTCATCAGAGACTTGTCCATCTTTAGTGAAGACCTTACTTTCAAAGTGACCTTCAGCAGCTTTAACTAGCTCATCAAAATCTTGATCAGATACGTTCTTATTGGAGATCTTTGCTCTATCCCATACATCATCAAAAGCTATTTGCCTTAACCTTCCTCTACCTATGATTTGGGTAAAGTAAGTATCCATAGCCTTCATCGTACGAGGACCATAGTTAAGGAAAGGTAGTTTATTAACTCCTCTTAGTTGATCTGCTATGTGATATGCAGCTTGATCTTTAAAGTCTCCATGCTTCTCAAAGAATGAACCTAATGCACTCCATTCTTTATCTCCTTTAGATTGAGTAAAGCCTCTAAAGCCTTCTTCATGCATGGTGTATGACTGGAAGTCAGCTACAGCTTTTCTCCA